ATGAATCCCCTATATTTTTAAAGTTTATTAAAAGAAACGATTATTTCAAACAAAAAATAACATTGAATACAAATATTGAAAATAGAATAAAAACCATAATAAAAAAACATATCAGTAAAGAAGTTATTATAGATACTGTATGGTTAAATATGGTAGACAATAACAGTAATAAGAATGATGATTACCATAGAGATTCTACTAATATGTCTTTTGTTATATATCCTCTGAAAAGTTTTGAAGGTGGTGAATTAGAATGTGTTATAAATAACGAAGTTAAAAATTTTGAAGTCGAAGAGAATTCAATTGTTATAATGTTACATAATATTGAACATAGAGTTAAACCTGTTATTGATGGTGTGAGATGGTCTATTGCGGTATTTTGTAATTACGATTTGAAAACAAAAATTTTGATATGATACAAATATTATCCGATATTATGAGAGATGATGAATGTTCGGAATTCATAGATTTTTATTATGCTAATATTGATAAAAAAATAAATATCAATTCTGATAATGTATATCATTTTGATGGTGTTAATTTGATGGATAATATTAATGACTTCAAATTCTTAAAAAGAATTGGTTTATTAAAAATTGATATCGATCGAATAAGAGTTCAACACGTAAATAAAGACACTAATATCCTTGAAAAGTTTCATCAAGATAAAGAACCATATACTTTTATTATTTTCTTAAATGAAAATTTTGATGGAGGCGAATTAATATATGAGAACATAACTGTGAAGCCTAAAAAAAAACAATTATTATACACAACAGGTAATGAATGGCATTATGTTAAAAAGGTGAATAGTGGTGAAAGATTCACTTTAGTTTGTTTTTTGAGGAAAGATTTCAATTTTAAAAAAATACAAAATTTGATATGATAGATTTGAAGAATTATATATGTGCTTTACCTTTTACAAATATACAACTTCATAAGAATGAGAGTTATATGTGTTGTCCAAGCTGGCTTTTAAAAGCATTACCTAATGATGTACCATTGAAAGATGTTTGGAATTCAAATGAAGCTAAAGACATAAGAAAGAGTATTATTGACGGCGATTACAAATATTGTGATAAAAGTGAATGTCCACACTTATCACAATTGGTTAATTTCGGAGAAAACGGTGATTTAGGGCCGATAGCACCTAAACCTTTGGCTCAAGAAATTTTAAAGGATTACGATTATGATACTGGTGAAATGAGCACAACACCTCAATGGGTTAATTTTTCATTTGACCGATCTTGCAATTATAAATGTCCATCTTGTAGAATTGGGTTGATTGTGGCCGATAGTAAAGAGATAAAAGAAATTACATCTACTATTGAAGAAATAGAAGAATTCTATGCTAATAATATCAAAATCTTATACATAACAGGAACAGGAGACCCTTTTGCGTCAGTAAGTTTTAGAAATTTCCTTAGAAACTTTGACCCGAAGAAATATCCAAAATTAGAACAAATACATTTACATACTAACGCTTCACTATGGACCAAAGAAATGTGGGATAGTATGCCTAATATACATAGATACGTTAAGACTTGTGAGATAAGTATAGACGCCGGTACCAAAGAAACTTATGAAAATTTAACAAGGGTAGGAGGTAAATGGGAAACACTAATTGAAAACCTGAAATTCATTAATACAATACCAAGATTAAAAAACATTAAAACTTCATTTGTTGTTCAATCACACAATTACAAAGAGATGAAGATTTTTCTTGATTTAATGAAGAGTATTTTCAATAAAAAAGCATATGTGTATTTTGGTAAAATACTAAATTGGGGCCACTTGAGCGAAGGTGAATATATGTTATTAAAAGTATGGGATAAATCACATCCAGAATATTCTGAATTTTTGAAAGAACTCAATAAAATATGGAAAGAACCTCAACAATTTCATAATTTACACGAGTTTATTAATGTAAAAAAAACCATAGTTTAAGTTTGATTTTTTAATATATTTTCATTATATTTTAGACAATGAAAATATTAGCACACGTTCCGTTTATTGGTAAAACAGGATATTCAAATCATTGCAAAGATTTCTTTTGCGCACTTAATAAATACCATACAGTTAAAGTAAGGAATTTAACCATTGGTGATAGTTGGAAAGGTATGAATAATACCCCACACGATGGTGAACCCTACATTACAGATGAAATGAAGGATATGTTAATCCTTCAAACATTATATAATGCCGATCGTAGTAGAACTGACCACCCAATGTATGGTTACGATGGTAGTTTCAAACCTGACGTTAATATAGTTCTTGCAGAGATGAACAATGTTTATTTCTATGACGATTACGTTGGTTATAATATCGCATATAACGTTTGGGAAACAGACATTTATCCTGATGATTTTTTAAAGAGATTATATTACTTTGATGAAGTATGGTTACCATCTCAATGGCAGGTTGATAATTTAATTAAACAAGGATATCCTGCTGAAAAAATATTTTTAGTTCCTGAAGGTGTTGACGTTGAAAGATTCAAACCGATTTTGGAAACACCTAAGAAAAATAAATTTAGGTTTTTACATTTTGGTAGATGGGATTACAGAAAAGGTACCACAGAAATTCTTAAAACATTTGGCGAGACTTTCAAAGGAAGAGATGATGTTGAATTGATTGCGTCAGTTGAAAATCCTTATCCATTTGATGGAATGAAAACAACTGAAGAAAGAGTAAAATTCCACGGTATCGATGATACAAACATAAAGTTTATCAAATATACAAGTGGTCCTGATTACATAAAGTATCTTCAAGAAGGAGATGTGTTTGTTACCTGTGCTCGTAGTGAAGGATGGAATCTACCATTAATTGAAGCGATGTCTTGTGGAACACCATCAATATATTCAAATTGGAGTGGTCAATTAGAATTTGCTGCAGGTAAAGGTATACCTGTTGAAATACAAGGTTTAATTCCTGCAAATAAAGAGCATAAAGATTTTACTGGCCATTATTGTGAGCCTGATTGGGATGACTTAAGTCAAAAAATGTTACACGTTTCCAATCATCATTTAGCTTATAAAGTTTTAGCGATGGCCGAAGCAAAAGAAATTCACGATAATTTCAATTGGGATAAAATAGCAAGAGGCGCTTGTGAAATATTAGAAAGAAAGAACAAACCTTTTGCGTTTGTTACCACTGGTAATATTGGTTATATGCCTGTGATTGAAAAATTAGTACAATCATTATTAGAATTTTCCAATCAAAAAATATTAGTTTATGGTATAGATTGTGATGTTCCGTTTGATTATCCAAATGTTTTAAAAAGAAGAATAGATACTGTAAAGTATTCTAAGTATGATAAATGGTATTGGAAACAGATGGCTTGTTTAGAATCAATTAATGAAGATTTCGATAACTTGATTTGGATCGACGGAGATGTGGTTGTTAATCATAACATAGATAAAGTAAGAGAATACTTCGATTCAATTGAAAATTATCCATTATCCGATATACACGTTCAAGATGAATTTTTTGGAATTAATGACTATGGTGTATCTCAACTCTTCAATGCCGAATTAGCTAATGAATGGAATATCAATAAAGTTAATCCATATATGCACATTTGTTTTTTTGCATATAATAAAAAATGTGGATGGTGGTTTGAAGAAATCATCAAACATTATGTTGATGTTATAACAAACAAAGGTGAAGAAGAATATCAAAGATTATATTGGTGGAATGATGAAGGTATTGATAATGCGATGAGATGGAAATATGGTTATAACAAACATTTACCATTATCAAATTTTGACACATCATCATTCGATGGTGACGAAGGATTTATGGATAGAACATTAGAAGAATTTTATAGATTTTGGAATGAAGAAGGACCACAAAATTTTAATAGAGTTTATGGCTACCAATATATCCCTAAAGACAAATCAAAAATTATTTATTTCCACGGAAACAAAAATGCTGAGATATCTGATAAAATGGTGGAGTTTCTTAAAATGAAAAGAGATAAATCATTCTACCAATCAGAACAATTTTATACAAGTGTTTATAAATTAGAAAACCTTGGTGATATAAAAGGTGTACAAGGTGGAACACTTGAAATCGCTAGACAATATGGATGGGCACGTGCAATCTATCACGAAATTTATAACCTATTAGATTATTATAAACATCCAAATAGAGAAAGAGCAATCTTTCCAGGTGATGTTGTTGTTGACTTGGGTGGTAATATTGGAATTTTTAATAGATGGGCCTATAGTCAAGGCGCTAGTAAAGTTATTTCCTTTGAACCTGATAGAAGATATTTTAAACTATTATCATTGAATGCCGATCCACGTTCAGTATTATTTAATGCAGCTGCAGCACACGAAATAGGTGAACTTGAATTATATGAAAGCTCACACTTAGGCGGTTCCACTATTATGG